GGGTGTTACGGCTGCTACGGCACTTTTTGAAAAATGGGTGTGTCCAAAAAACGTGTTTGAAAATGGTGTAACAGCCGTAACAGTGGCATAATTTTGTGCGTAACTCGTTGTGATTACATGAGATATGACTGCTACGGCTGATTACGAAAGTGCTGTCACACTGCCGTAGCATCTGTCACACTGTATCAGGTGTTCCCCTATTCTGCCTAGGAAAAGTTTCGTGTTTTTCAAAATGATGAGGTAAAAGTTTCTACACGTAAGGGGGTTGGAACGAACGATTGTTCGAGTAGATTGAGGATGTGCGCTCGTGTCGAGACTTCTTGGTGCATTTCTTACCGAACGAATTACTCGGGATTTATGGCAAAGAAACCGGCCAAAGTTGATGAAGAAGGCTTGACGGTTGATGAAGCTCGCTTCGTTGATGAGTACCTAATTGACCTGTCACCGAAGCACGCAGCGTTGCGCATTGGCATCAAGGAGCCGAGCGCATCAAGCTGGGCTGCTGCGCACATGTATAAGCCCGATGTGAAGACGGCAATTGAATATCGCATTGCCAAGCGTCGTGCAAAGATGCAACGCACTCGCGACCGGCTTATGCAAGAGATGGAGAACATCTCGTTCTCTCGCGCAAAGGATTACACGGTTGATCCGTTCTCTGGTGTCGTGTCGCTTGATGGTGTGCCTGTTGAAGATCAGGACGCAGCGCACGCTTGTATCAAGTCAGTGACGCACGAAGTTCGCTACGAGCAGAATCCTCTTGATCCCAACGGCGCTCGTCTTCCTGTTTACAAAACCAAGATCGAATTGTGGGATAAGAACACAGCGCACCGCAACCTTGGCCAACATCTCGGGATGTTTATCGAACGCACTGCTGTATCCACAGACGGCGACAGTCCAGACGGAGAGTTGACCGTGTGGGATTTCGGCGGCAAGAAGATCAAATTCTGATGCGAAGAATCTTGCTCCGACTGTTCGGCAAGGGGCCGTGCAGTCTGCCGACTGAAGGTTGGTACTGCACTCGTGATCGCGGTCACAGTGGTCCGTGTGCAGCTTGGCCGTATGACAGGAGCAAGATACCGCCTTCTATCCTGGCGCACTTAAACAACGACGCTGACGACGATGCCAATTAAGACATTCCTCATTGTGCGTACCAACAATGCTCATGTGTCGCTCAGACGCTATGCAACTGTTGATGGCGGCTGCGTGCCTGGTCACTCGTATCACAATGAGAGCACTATCATTGGCACATGTGATGTGTGGAAAGAAGAGCGCAAAGATGGATTCCGCGATTGGGTTTACGCACACAACGCACCTGAGTCTGTAGATCATGCTGATCCGCGCTGGCCCACCAAGTGCGAGTATTGCGACTACTTGTTCCAAGACAATGATCCGTGGCAAATCACCACTGACGATATCTACCGGCGAACTGACAATGACACGGCGCTCAGTTTACGTGATGCACCTGAAGGAGCAATGTACGATGCAGAGTGGTTGCCCGAAGCGTTTGGTATGGGTGAAGACGGAAGACGACTACACGTTGTGTGCCCTGGCGGATTCACATGGCACATCGACGGTAGAGCTTCCAACTGCACCTTACCCGACGACAAGGTTCATAAGTGCTGGGTTAGACACGGAGTCGTTCCTAACATCACAGTTGACAAAGACGGAGTAACTTGTTCTGCTGGCGGTGGAAGCATTATCGCTGGCAAGTATCATGGTTTCTTGCGCAACGGCGAATTCACGGAGAACATGTAGATGTTGGATACCATTCTGGAAGCAGCGTTGATGATACTGCTCGTAGGCGTTCTCGTGCATAGCGCGTTCTGGCTCGTGCGTACAATCCGCGAGCATACGTCATGACGGCGCGCAAAGTTCGTGTCGGACCGCACGGAATTCCAGATTCAGATTATCCGCGCATGCCAACGCTGGAAATTATGCATCTCGCTGCTGAGCAGCGCGCAACTCAATTGCGTCATCTACGCGGCGAAGCTCTTAAGCAACTTGAGCAGCAAGAGCAACATCGTCCTGATCCGCGCGATGAGCTTGCGCAAGTAGTGCAGATGGCTGAAGCGTTCGGTTGGGAGTACGTCAAGATACCGACATGGGTTGCACGCCTGGCAATCGAAGCGTTGCATCCTGTGGTTCAAAATGGGTAAGCACAAAATCAAGCGCGCTCGGAAGATTACCCCTGATCCGGACATGGGCATCATGGCTCGTGTTGGAGATGAGCACTTTGTGCTTGATGCTGATCGCGATGTCGTGGCCGAGATCGTCAAAGCATTGCGGCATGCAAACGATAACAAGTGGGAGTTCGCGCGCATTCCGTGCTGGGTGCTGCGCTCCATGCACGACACGTTGACGCACGCTGACTTGTCACAACGGTTCGTTGGTGAAACGCCATCTCTTATCGTCAACCAAGTTCTTCATCCTCATGCCTGATCTCTGGATTCGCGTTCTCTTATCCGGTAAGCGTCTTACGTGGCGAGCACGTTGCAAGGTCGTGCTCTACGCCTTTCGACGTTGGTGGAGTGCGCGCAATGCCCGCTAAGGGAAGCCGTGTAAAACATCCACGACCGATGCGTTCGCAGCAGCAGGTTGATTTGGATACGGCAGTCAGAAAACCAAGGCTTACGACAACTCCTAAGCAAACGGAGTTGATCAACCACATCCGTAGCGGCAAGTATCTGTACTTGGCCATGGGCGGCGGTATTCGTGGTACGAAGACGTTTGGCTTTCTAATAGCGATTGTGTTGCTATGCCGCATGTTCCCCGGCTCGCGCTGGGCAATAGTGCGTAAGGATTTGGCAACGTTGCGTCGTAACACTCTGCCGAGCTTTAACAAGATCAAGGATTTGACCGGCGGATTCGTTGGCGACATGAATCAGTCTGATTGGATAGCGCGATGTAAGAACGGTTCGCAGATATTGTTCTTCGCTGAATCGTTTGCGATTGATCCTGAGCAGGAGCGTTGGAAAGGTTTGGAAGTGAATGGCTTCCTGCTTGAAGAAGCGTCAGAGTTGAACGTCGCTAGTAAAGACAAGGCAATCGAACGCGCCGGTTCGTGGATCATACCTGGCAATGATCGTGATCCCGAGCCTAAGCAACCGCCGCCGTTTGTATTCTTCTCGTTCAATCCGTGCGCCAACTGGCCGCGTGCTGTGTTCTACGAGCCGAGCAAGTTGGGCACGCTAGCACCGCCATTCTTCTATCTACCAGCAACAGCCGCTGACAACCCGTTCATTCCAGACGCAGTTCGTGAAGCGTGGAAGAACTTGCCGCCGAATCTGTATGCTAGATTCGTGCTTGGTGAATGGAACTTCACCGAAGACCCCGACCAGCTAATCAAATATGAGTGGATTGACGCGGCATTCAATCGTGACCCGCAAATCGGTCTCATCGGCAATCGTGCTGGTGCTGACATTGCTCGGTACGGCGATGACAAAACGGTGTTCGCCGGAATTGAGGGCACCTGCTTACGCTACATCGAAGAACACGACCAGCTTTCAGTTGATGAAGTATCCGACAAGCTCATCAAGTTCTGCAACCAGCGGAGTTTCTACGTTGACGGAAACAGAGTTAAGGTTGATGGTGTTGGCATTGGCGCTGGCGTTGTTGATCTCTGCCGCAAATCGAAGTTCCCGGTACTTGACCTGATTGCTGGCGCAAAACCGATTGAGCGCAAGAAGACGCCAATGGGACCGCCAACATCAATCGTAAAGTTCCGTAACATCCGTAGCCAGATGTGGTGGGAATTCGCGGAACAGTTACGGTTGGGTGTTGACATATCCTTCGCATCAACGTTCACGGACTCGCAACGCGCGAAGCTTGTATCTGATCTTACCGCCGTTCACTACACGATTGATGGCGAGAAGATGATCACGATTGAGCCTAAAGATGATATCAAGAAGCGTATCGGACGCTCTACCGATTACGCTGACGCCGTGGTGCAGGCGTACTTCGACATGAGCAACAACCGGCCAAAGGCTACCAGTGTCATGCCTGTGTCCACTGGCGTTACTTCACCCTTCTCTGCTTGAGTGGATATGAGAAATATCCCCACGGTAAAGACGATGCCCATATATTCTGTCGCATCAGAGAAAAAGAACTCTCGGAAATCGCAACAGCTTGAATTGCCGTTCCCACCCCAGCCAGAATCCAAATGATTAGTTCAATCCTCTCAACCCTGCTGCCTGTTATCGGCGTGGCGTTGGCCGCTTTAACGGCGTTCCTTACCAAGTATCTAACCAACGAATCGAAAGCCGCGAGCACGCACCTGGCTAACGCGCCAGCCGTGGTCAAGCAGGTAGTCGCACTCTTCTTCAGCACGGCGATTGCGATTGTGACAGGACTGGCAGGATTGCACTTAGGATCGGACGGCATACTCGCGCACGTTGCGGTCATCTTGCAAGCTCTGATCGGTTGGGTAGGCTCAATGAATCTGTACGACTCAAGCGTTAAGGCCGCCATTGTCAAGATTGAAGATTTAGTCCACGGAATAGCCATTCAGCCAGCGGCGCAACCACTTACGATCAACATCCATCAGGCACCGGCTCTTCAGCCTACTACCGGCGCACCAACACCGCTCTCAACAAATACAACCGCTATAGCCGCATCGGCACTTGTCAGCGCGCTTGCTCAGATACGGCCTGCTCCGCAGCACATGTCAGCAGTAACCGGAGTCTAACTATGAACGCCATCCAGCCCATTCAACGCAGTCACGAAGAAGCTGTCGAACTGGCGAACAATCATATTGGTCTGTTGTTTTTAGTCGCTCGCAAAGTCACCAAGAACAACAAACACTTCTCGCCTGACGATGTACTGACCGCTGGATATTTTGGATTGACGCGAGCAGCAGAATGTTTCGATGTATCGTTGGGCTTTGCATTCAGCACTTACGCCGCATCAAAGATTCGTGGTGCTGTGCTGGATGAAATGCGTAGGTGCTCGCATATCGGTCTAGGAAGACGAGCGCACACCTTGGATGTGAAGCACGCGAAGGTGAGGGAGAAGTTGTCACAACTCCTAAAGCGCTCTCCAACATCGAAGGAAGTTTCCAGTGAGATGAGTATATCTCTCAAGAGTCTGATTCGTTCCGAGCGCTTGGTGCTGGAGCAGACCGTTACCGAGTTCGATGGCTTGCGCCACGATCAACAACCTGGCTGCACACCGTTCTTTGATTGCGATGAAGAGAACGAAGTAGAAGAACGCTACACAATGTTGCGCAACGCGATGAAGAAGTTGAATCCGCAAGAGCGTTACATTCTCACGCAGCATTTCTTCGAAGGCCGTTCATACTGCGACATCGCATCTGATTATCAGGTATCAGGAGCACGCACCAATCAGATAGCGCTTACCGCCATAACGAAGCTCAGGGTTTTGCTGTCAGACATGAAGGCAGCGGCATGACCACAATGCACGTACTGATAATCGCGTTGGTGATTGCGCTCGTGATTATCACATCTCGCATCGCAATCGTGAGGAAGAACAAAATGGATTTCGCTTTCCTATCGGGCAAGGTTGATGAGGCTGAAGCGGCTGTGACTGCCGCGTTTCAACGTGCCGCCGCCGCACTTACCGGCGCTCCATCAGCCGCACAGATCAGTGCCGTTGTGACGAAGATTCAGAGCATCACGGATGCTTCGAATGCGGTAGCGCCTGCCACGCCAGCTACACCGGCTCCGTAGCGGTGACGCGGGTATTCAGTGTTAAGTGGATGAGCTTGGTGATTGCGCTGCTTATCGGCATGCTGTTTATCGTGCCGAGACCTGCTCATGCACAAACGACTCAAGTAGTAAAGGATTCAACTGCCCGCGCACAGTTGAATAGTGCAGCGTCGAAGTTGGCAAATTTGCTTCCGCCGTCAATGTACCCAACGTATTTCGTGGCACAACCGCCGTACTGTCTACCGAACGGCGGAACAGTGTTGACCGAGACGCAGTACGCTGGGTTGGCCCGAATGCGGCGCGATACAGTGTTCTATGTTGCTCCACGAACTGCAATTCCAGTTGGTGAGACACTTCATCTTTCTACGTTGTGTTTTGCCAAAGACAAGAAGACTGTTACGTTCGCCGTTACTGTTGATCCGCCGCCTGTCATTGTTGCCAGCGGTTGCTCCAATGCTGCAAACGGACAAATCACGGTTCACTTCGCTGACGCAACTCCAAACGGTGTTGTCAATAGAAGTGACATAGTTCCAGTCGTAATCTGCGGACCTGCCAGCATTGCTTATGCAATGCAGACGTATGTGCAATGGGTTTTAGCAGGTCCGTGTCCGTGTAATAATGGCGGCGTGGCAGACAACACGCCCAACCCGTTCGACGCACTTGTTCTATCTCCTGCTGATACGTCAGCAATGTTTTGGGACAATCCTGATTCGGTTCTGACGCGACCGGACTCGCTGCATTGGGCGCTTGCTTCGAACGCCAAGTTGCGATGGAAGATGCTCGGCGGATTGATTTACAGCGTTATGAATCAAGCTCAGGTGTCGGGCTTGAAAGACAGCACGCCAGTACCAGTCGATTATTGGTGGTCGTATGTGCCAGCACAGGGCGGTATGCTGCGCACGACGCTTAGTGTTGATAGCTCCATTGACACGACTGCAAAGAAGATCGACATAACGCTTACACGCGCCGCGTCATTAGCAGTAGCAGCACAGTAGCTGTACCAGTAATCCACTTTCTTTCCAAAGCATAATGCCTACGCCAAAGATCGCAATAAGACCACAAGCGGCGCTTCAATCACGCGGTAAGGTGAAGCGTCCTGATCGTTCTGTGATTGGCGGCACAGGCTTGGACAACTTCGGTTTCATCCATGACGACTTCATTCAAGGTCTGAATGGGTTGAACGGTGTGAGAGCATACCGTGAGATGATGGATAACGATCCCGTCATCTTCGGTATGCTCTACGCAATCGGCATGCTGATTCGTGGTGTGAATTGGCATGTTGAGCCAGCAACAGGTCCGGATGTAGATGAGGAACTCGCACAGCAAGCGGCTGATTTCGTGTCTTCGGTATTCCTGGAAGACATGGATCATCCATGGGAAGAATTCATATCTGAAGTGATATCGTTCCTTGGGTATGGTCACGATGTGCATGAGATCGTGTACAAGATCAGGGGCGGCAAGACAACTGATCCTGCTACCAACTCGCGTTTTGATGACAACCGCATCGGCATCAGGAAGCTCGCGCCGCGCGCACAGGACACGATATGGCGTTGGGATATGGAACAGGATGCGACGGTGAAAGGTCTGTGGCAGACGCTGCCCGACCGCGCCAACGTGTACCTGCCAATCGAAAAGATTCTGCTGTTCCGCACAACGTCGAACAAGGGCAATCCTGAAGGCCGTTCGATCTTGCGTGGCAGCTACGTTCCATACACGAGAAAGCAAACCATCGAAGCTGCCGAAGGTCGCGCTGCAATGCGTACTGCGGGCTTGGTGGAACTCGCGATACCTGCTCAGTTCATGTCGCCTGATGCAGACGATAATGAGAAAGCGGTGTCTC